TCTTCTGTAAACATTAAGTCACCTCTATTCTTAAACTATCAAAACGATACTCATCTCGTCTATCTCTACCTTCAAATAGGTTTTTCTGACGAGATATTTCTTCCATGAACCTTTTTTCATATTCTGCTAAAAGGGTAGGTTCGCCCTTCATAAATATATAAGCTTCAATTAAAGAACCATACAATAGTGCATTTCTTGAATTTTCAGACAAGTAAGTACCATTTGTGTTTACTGTTAAGCTTGGAGGCCTATATAAATAATTTAATTCCATAGTATAGTTTGCATCAGGAGTAGGAGCAACTAAAAATGTATTGTCCTCACCTGCTGTATTACTACCAGCATCAAAATCTGCGTAATATTTTGGTAATCCATTTAAATTAGCTTGAGCTGGGTCTATGTCATATTCTTGAATAAAAGATGGGTGTTTTTTATCTAAATAATGATAGTCACCATTTGCATCAATTGCTGCTAAAGAAAAAGACGCTAAATAATCTGTAGGACCTTTTAAAAATCTATTTCCTTGCGTTACATTACCTGTCGCTGTTTTTCTAAAAACATTAACTTGCACAAGCTCTAACATTCTTTCTTCAGCAGATATAATAAAATCATTTAAACTGCTTACAAAAGTAGTTTCGTTATTTTGTGTGTAATTTTGTATAAGTGTTTTTAATTCTTCTAATGTCATGTCGTTACTACCGTTACTGTTCCTACACTACCATTAATAGAGGAGAATGTAAGTGTTGTACCAATTGGATCTACTACCAAAGAATTAAAAGCATTTACTTTTGTTGTTCTAACTAAACCTTCACCCGCTGGTACATCTTTATCAGGTCTTGGTTCATACAATGCTTGTGGATCAGCAAAGTTTAATCTTACTTCAAGTTGAGGTTGCTTAGGTTCCCAACATTCTGAGCATGTTTTAAAACCATTCCACTCATTGTGTAATTCTTTTAATAGATATCTTTGTCCGCATCTATCACATTGTCCTAGAGCTCTTTTTCCGTTTGCATAAGCCATTAACTAAGTCTCCTATAACTTCGCATAGAAGGTCTAACTTGATAACTTTGACGAACTTCGTCTTGATCAGCAGCTCTTTTAAATTCTTCTTCATAACTTTGTTTTAACAACATAGTTCTTTCTGGTGCTCTTTTGATAGAAAGATAATAAGCAAGACCAGCAGCTAAACATGGGTAAAACCTAAACGGAACTTGCATTGTGTTTGGACCGTAGTCCGCATCTTCTATTCTTCTAAGGTAATTAAATACTAAACTATCAGAATTATTGTTTGATGTAGGCCATACTTGTATTTTTGGAGATATTTGTTTATCTACAAAATATTGACTTGGTTGACCTTGTGTTGATTTATCAGGAATCTGTAAATATTCATTTCTTCCAATAGGTTGAATAATTATGTCAGAAGTGTTTCCGTTATTTAAAGTTCTGTAAGCAACACCTAAAACATCAATAGCACCTTCTGGTAAACTATAATCTGTTTGACCTTGAACTAAAGTCTCTGTGTGTTGAACAACTGTCCATTGATTTAGACCTCTGTTAGCCCAATCAGCTAACATAAGATTTAAGCTTCTTTGAGCAGTTTTTAAATCATAACCAGTTCTTAATTGTAGACCGCATCTTTCAAATGCTTCTTCAACGTATTCTGCTACGTCTAATTCAAAATCTCTACTATTACTGGTCGCCATGTCATTATCCTATCTTAGTAAACTTGCGTCTTCCTGGAGCTATTGCACCACAACCTATATTACCAGTTCTTTCTCCTGGTTTCAAAGGTTGTCCATTATAACTTACTAAACCACCAGAGCGATACTTTTTTATTCCACCAGTAGAAATTTCTTTATTCATTTGAGCTCTTGATATAGGCATATCTAAGCCATCACTAACTTTAATAGCAAGCCTATTACACTTGCTGAAGCACCAATCAATATAAACTCTATTCTATAAAGTCTTTTATCTATTGCATCATATCGTTCGCTACAAGCATCAACATGTGAATCAATTTTAGTTTCTACTGATGCTACTGTAGACTTAGCCATTAGATAGCTCCACCGAAAAGATTAGTGTATACTTCTGGGTTGTTTTGTTGAAGATAATCTTGGTATCCTTGAGAATATCTATCCCCCTCAAATGGAGTATTTAAATAAGAACTGTACTCAGGTGTGTAAACATCACCAGAATAACCATATGTTTGAGGGTTGCTTAGTTGATTATATAATGATGAATAAGGGTTGTAGGCCATTTGATTATAGTTATTACCACCAAAACCACCATAGAACATATTATTCATACCATAACCTGAGCCATATCCTGTACTATAACCAGAAGGCGAGAATCCTAGTCCTGTGTTACCATAAAAAGAACCAATTCCACCTGCATATGGATTCATTCCATATCCATAACCATACCCTGAGTTAAATGGATTGCCATAACCCATACCACCACCATACATAGTGCCGTACATGTTATTGTAACGACCAGCACCTTGTAGTGAATTACGACTTTGCATAAATTGATTTAGTAACCCCATAAGACCGCTGTAGTCTGTTTGTGGTTGGTTTTGTTGAGCTAATAAATTATTGTAAAGTTGCTCATAGTTAATAGATTCAGTTGTATTATCAGTAGTTGTATTATTAGAAGAACCCATATTTGTAGTAGTTATGTCTGGATTTGCTACTGTAGCATCAATAGCACTATTATATGTTGTAATTCCTGGAAATTGAGCACTTACTTCTGACGCAAGACCCATACTAAGATTACCTGTAAGAGGATTTACATAAAAAACTTGATTTCTTCCAGTTCCAGAACCAAAACCTTGATTGTATGGATTGTAAGTATAATTGCCTGTAAATTCAGGCATTGTTGTTGGATCATAACGATTAACTAAATCCATAAAAGACTCATCACCATCATATCTTGCAATTATATCATCAAGATTTGTGCTCCCTTCCATAAAAAATTGAGCAGTGCTACCTAATCCTCTTGCAACTAAAGCGTCGTAAATTTCTTGAGCAGTTGAAGATGGTATTGTATCAGTACCTCCTCCACCATCTAAAGTATCAGTTCCCGCAGAACCATCTAAAGTATCAGTTCCCGCAGAACCATCTAAAGTATCAGTATTATTAGAAATAGTATTTGCTGCTTCATTTAAACCAACTCTTGTTCCTGCACCTTGTATAAGTAGGTCTTCAAATAAAGAAGGCTCTCCTGTTACGTCATCAAAACCGTCTAATTCTGAACTACTAAATACATCTGTTTGTGCAAAAGGACTGTTTAGCATAGCCATTGCATCTGTATAATCTACACTTAAAGTTGGATCTCCACCAGTGCTAGAAGCTGCACCAGCAGGTACATATGCTTGCCCAGCATCATTAGTTGTAGAAAAAATATTAGCATTATCTAAATTAACAGAAGGAGTATTAGGAATTGGTGCTCCGTTAAGTAAGATATTACCATTTGCATCATAAGTTATGTTAGGTAAAAGATCTAAATCAATATTATACATATTTTACGCCGTATAAGTTATGACGCAATTTGAAATACCTGCGTTTGATACTACCCTCATGCCTCTTTGTAATCTTATGCCACTATCAACATAAAAACTATCACTTTGACCAGAGTTAACTTTAAATAAAGCTTTGCTTGTCCAAGTACCTGCTTTGTTTTTAGTTTGAATGTCTATAGTTCCGTCAGCTGAATCAGCTTCTAGATAAACACCTCTAAAATAAACAGAACGATTAGTTCCTTTGTTTTTTGTGTACGCATTGTTAGTGTCCCCTGCAACTACTTCCGTAGTTGCGTTGGAACCCTGTTGATGACTTTTATAGTGTCCAGCCATTATAACCTCCTATTAAAGTACGTTATTATTTTGGACGTAATCTACTGTTAATACACCTACACCATTGCCAGCATTAGCACTTAACAATCTAATTCTTTTCTTGTCTGTTCCACTATCTAACCAATTGTCAACTCTTGGTTTATTAGCACCAGGTGCTACATTGACAATACCAAGTGTACCACCAGCTATACCAGCTGCTGTAGTTAGTGATGTTGCATCTACAACAGCACCGTTATCCCATCCTAGTCCAGCGGTAGAAGCTCCACCACTCCAAGCCACAGTTACATATAATTTAATTGATATGATTTGGCTATTAGCAGGAATAATAATAGTTGTTGCAGGAGCATTAGTATTTTGTGTTACGCTCACTGATTGTGAAATTACAGAAGAACCTACGTCCTTCATGTTTGTTTGTACGTTTGTACCTGTTGTTTTAGATACGGGACCCGCTTTAATTGGCCCTGAAAAAGTTGTTTGACCCATAATATTCTCCTTAGTCTGGTTAAGTCGACCTCAATGGTCGTCTAAAGATATCTTAGGGTACATAATTAATTAAACAAATGCAAACAAAAAAAGGGAGCCGAAGCTCCCTTTTCTGAATTCATAATACTTAAAATTAATTAAGCACCATTTGAACCAAAGATAGCACGAGGATCTGACCACCCGTAGCTGTAACGCTCACGAGCTTTAAATCTCATATTACCTGTGTTGAATTCACCTTCCATTGCTGTTCTTAGAGGCGAACGGTTAAAGTGTTTTAAACCGTTAGGTGCATCTGTAAGAATAAACCAAGCGTCTGGATCTGTTAAGAAATTATTAACAGTGTATCCTTGTGGTACTGCACCTGAAGATTTAAGTGCATTGATGTCGTTATCAGCAGTTCCTACACGACCAGCAGATTCCATAAGTCTTTCTGCTACGAATTGTAGTTCAGCTGGGACAACAAGTTTTTGTCCACGAAGGGCAACGATAAGACCTCTTTCATCAGTAAACTGACTAATTGAAATTAGTGCGTTTTCTATTGATGTTTCGTTCAAATCTGTTGCGACAGCTGGTGTATTAGCGAATGTGCCACCTACAGCAAGTGGGTGATCTGTTGCAAGTAAAGTCTTGCCGTCACCACCAGTATAACCAGCTGTATATGCGTTATTTAAAACAGAAGCTGCTTTTACTTGTTTACTGTGTGCCATTGACCTAGCTAATGCTTTGGTATAGCGGTTTGACAAACGATCATACAGGTTGTCTTCGACTGCTTCTTCAGTTAAGGCAAATGCCATTGCTACAGTTTCGTGTGTGTAACGAGCTGTATAAACTTCTGAAGCACTGTCGTATTCAACTCCTGCACCTTCTGACTTTGTTGGTGCAGCACCAAATCCGGAAAGCATCACTTCTTCTTCGAAAGCTCTGTCTGAAGACTCTGTTTCGAAAATTTCAGCTGCTTGATCACCGTATTTAGCATATTCTAAGCCAAAGAGAGCATTTAAGCCAGGCTCTAGTTCTTTAGCAAGTTGAGCTCTTGATATAGCCATTATTTATCTCCCTATACGCCAGTAGTACCAGCACTAAATGTATGGTTATTTATCATAACTATTACACCTGTGTTAGTAACTGTTGTTAGATCATTAGTTGGATTAGTTGTCACTCCTAAAGCTTTTAGAGGAAGGGAAGCAGTTGTGTTTCCTGTTCCTACATCTAGCTCAGCGTGAGAAATTCCAGCTGTTGTACTTCCTACCGGGTTATTATCCACGATATCATAGTTAGCGAAAACGCCAGCTATAGTAAATGCAGCATCAGCTTGCACTTCACATACGATATTTGGATCATCTACGATATAAGCTTTCACTGTACTTGTGACATTTGCGTCACCAGTCCAATGGTTTGACCATCTTGGTGTTCCTGTTGAAGAATCTGTGAATTGGCATCCGTTAAACACGCCCAGCACAAGTCCCCCATCACCAGCTGCCATTCTTTGTACGTATCCAGTGTTTAAACCTTTTACAATATCACCTTGATAAATCTTAGTGGTATTTGCATTTGATATTTCGTACCTTGATTGACCGCCAGTATACGCACCACCGCCTAATAGACGAGCAGGACGTAAACCAAATGGAGCATCTAAGTTTGTTGTAGCCATTTATTACTCCTAATATAAGGTTTGATTCAGTCTTAATCTGAACCAAAGGTTACTTTTGAACTTCGCTCTGCCTGTAATTTAGGCATAGCGGGATTATTGTCACGCATCCAATCATTGTCGACCGCTTGCATTTGCTGTGAAGCACGCTTAGCGTAGTATTGTTTGCGTTGTTCAATGAATTCTTCTGGTATTCTAGCCAGAAGTAAACCGCCTACACCAATGACTCCAGCATATTTGCCTTCCTCGACACTTGGGTAAACGAAATCCTCATACTCGTCCGCACGAACAAGCTCATAGCCTTCAGTCATTCTTGAGTGAACATTATTTTTGTCCTCATAACCTAAAACTTCAGCTCGAATCCATCTATGGACATAACCAGACGGAGCATTTGGGGCGTGCAATTTACTAGGTGGTCGCCATTGCACAGGGCGTTCGGCAGAAGCTCTTGTGTCTGTTGCACGAGTTCTTCTGTTAATTTCTGTATCAGTCTTAGCAGTAGCTTCAGCGGTAGCTTT